GGACATCTCCATATTGGACAGTTTTAGATGAAATAGGTTCAAATGATGGAACTAGTAATAGTATGCTAGAAAATGCTATAGTAGATGGTGTAGGAACAAGCGGTAATGGAGTATCAGTAAACATGGGATCAGCAAATAATATATCAGGATCTTCTCCAAGTGGTGAAGCAAATTCTTTAAGTGTAAACATGACGCTAGCTAATATAGCTGGTGGTGTAAATTAAAAATAAAATGAATAATACAATATATACAATTGTAAACTTATCTGATACTAACGCTATAATATTTAGCCAAGTAGCAGAAGACTCAACTCAGTCAATGAGAAGAAACATAGCAAACACTCAAGGTGTTATATCTTATTTAGTTGAACCAAGTTTTATAACTAATGGAGCATTAACTCCAGTTAGTACATTAAATCAAACAGAGTTTTTAGCTTTAATGCAAACTCCTGAGTGGAAACCATCAGATCCAACTTCTTGAAAACGGTAAAAAGTCATTAAAACAAGTAAATATATAAATAACAAATAGTTACAAATGAACAATACAACTTATATAGTAATAGATATTGATACGCAGACGCATCTTGTGGATTTTTCTCAACTAATAACTACTAGTTCTCAAACAATGAGAAGGAATGTTGCTAATACACAAGCGATGTTATCTTATATTGTTGTTCCTAGTTTTATAACTAATAAAAGAATAGAGCCAGTTAGTATCTTAAATTCTGACGAAGCAAGTGCTTTGTTAGCTACTCCAGAGTGGACACCTGCTGAACCAGGACCAGGAGAATAAATAAAAACAAACAATTAAATTAAATCAAATGAAAATTAAAGAAGAAGAATTATTATTAATTCAAGAGCAACAAAAACAGCTTAACGAGCTAGTTCACAACATCGGATTATTAGAAAGCCAAAAGCATGGATTACTTCATGAAATAGCTGGAGCTAATAAAGAAATAGAAGATTACAAAGAGGTTTTAGAAGCTGAGTATGGTGCTATCAATATTAACGTTGAAGATGGTTCTTATGCTAAGATAGAAGAAGATGTCGAAAGTAATAAGGAAGATTAGTATAGGTTCTGACTACAAGAACGATGCTATGCATTATTCAACTGGTCAGGAAGTATACGGTGGACACATTATTAGTGATATTCTTTTTGAAGATCAAGATCATTCATATAATATTTTTATAACTAAAAATAATGAAGTTTTGCCTTGGAAAAAGTTTAACGCTAATATGGCGATATCTGTAGAGTACGATTTAAAGTACTAGTGAAGAGTTTATATAGATTTATTGTTAAACCATTAAATGAAAGGTATGACAATGTTAAAACGGTTGATGATAAAACTCTTATCATTAATACAGGTATTGAAAACCATAGGTTTGTTAGTAAAAAAGCTGCTGTTGTATCTACTCCGGCGGCTTACGCCTCAAAGATAAAAGTAGGCGATGAGCTTTACGTACATCACAATATATTCAGAAGGTATTATGATATAAGAGGTGAAGAAAAAAACTCTTCAACTTTTTTTAAAGATGATATGTATTTTGTTTCACCAGAGCAAATATACATGTACAATCTTAAACCTTATTTAGATTATTGTTTTGTAAAACCACTTAAAAACCAAAACTTATTAGAGAACAGGAAAGAACAACCTAACGTTGGTATAATGAAATATAGTAATAGTTCATTAGAAGCGCTAGGAATAACTCCTGGAACACTTGTTACGTTTACCCCATACTCTGAGTTTGAGTTTGTTATAGATGGTGAACGACTTTATTGTATGAAATCAAATGATATAGCTTTAACTCATGAATACCAAGGAAACGAAGAAGAAAATAATCCAAGCTGGGCAAAAAGCAGTTGAGGAACTAATTAAGGTAGCAAAAGAAAAGATTGTAGACTCAGACGACGATATAAGCGCTGATAGATTAAAGAATGCTGCCGCTACTAAAAAGTTAGCTATATTTGATGCTTTTGAAATACTTAATCGTATTCAACAAGAGGAAGATATGTTAAATGAAAAGCCAAAGGAAGTTAAAGAACAAAAATCTTTTAGAGGTTTTGCAGAAGGGAGAAGTAAGTGATTTACGAACAAACGCTTTGGAAAGAGATTAAGAACATTGTAAATCCTAAGATATTAGCTAAAAACAATAGGTTTAAAAAATGGGAGTATGGTTATAACTCTGATTATGATTTTATAGTAATAAGTAAAACTGGAAAAATTGGACAAATCATTGAAATACAGGATCTCAGGATTGCTTTACCGGCAACAGATGAACCGTTTAAACGAAGCGATAAAAAAGCGGAACAATACTGGGAAAGACAAGACTATCCAAAAGAGCTAAGTAAAATTAAAAGTAGATTTGACTGGGAAGAATATCCAGCTGAATTTAAAGAAAAGTGGTATGACTACATCGACGAAGAATTCAAAAGGCGAGAAAATGGTTATTGGTTTTACAATAACGGCGTGGCTAATTACATTACTGGTACTCATTACATGTACCTCCAATGGTCAAAGATTGATATTGGAGCACCAGACTATAGAGAAGCTAACAGACTCTTCTTTATATTTTGGGAAGCATGTAAAGCAGATACAAGATGTTACGGAATGTGCTACCTTAAAAACAGACGATCTGGATTCTCTTTTATGTCATCAGCGGAGCTTGTTAACCAAGCTACAATATCTTCCGATGCTAGATTCGGTATATTGTCCAAGTCTGGTTCGGATGCTAAAAAAATGTTCACAGATAAAGTTGTACCCATATCAGTCAACTACCCATTCTTCTTTAAACCCATTCAAGATGGTATGGACAGGCCGAAAACGGAACTGGCATATCGTGTTCCGGCATCAAAGCTTACTAGAAGAAAGCTTGAGTCGAATGAACAGCTTAGAGAATTAGAAGGATTAGATACAACTATTGACTGGAAAAACACAGGTGATAACTCTTATGATGGTGAAAAGCTAAAGCTATTAGCTCATGATGAAAGTGGTAAATGGGAAAGACCTGATAATATATTAAATAACTGGAGAGTTACAAAAACTACATTAAGACTAGGAGCTAAGGTTGTTGGTAAGTGTATGATGGGCTCGACTTCAAATGCTTTAGACAAAGGTGGAGACAATTTCAAAAAACTATACAATAATTCAACAGTTACAAAGAGAAATAGAAACGGACAAACATCTTCTGGCCTCTACTCTCTTTTCATCCCTATGGAATGGAACTACGAAGGATTCATGGATACTTATGGATTTCCTGTCTTCCTTAGACAAAAAAATACAGTCAAAGGAGTTGATGGTGTTGAAATTACAACAGGAGTCATCGAGCATTGGGAAAATGAAGTCGACGGATTAAGAGATGATTCAGATAGTTTAAACGAATATTATAGACAATTTCCAAGAACTGAACAACACGCTTTTAGAGATGAAGCCAAAAACAGCTTATTTAATTTAACTAAAATCTACCAACAGGTAGATTACAATGAAGAAATGTTAAATAACAAAGTTGTAAC